CAAAGCATACACCCAAACGGGTGTTTTGCTATATATTCCTCCATAGCTCAGTCGGTAGTGCGAGTGTACAGAAATGTACCGGAAACTATTACTTAGCCTGAGGAACAACTAAATATGTTGTTTAAATCCACTACCGGGGATTTAACTAACAAAAAGATTGCTTTATGCAGTCTGAACAAAAATCTTTGAGTAAAATCGAAGAAAATTGTATATTCCTCCATAGCTCAGTCGGTAGAGCGCATGACTGTTAATCATGATGTCACTGGTTCGAGCCCAGTTGGGGGAGCCAAAAGAGGCTCATAGTTTTTCTATGAGCCTCAATTACTTATATACAAAATTTATTTCCGGTAGAAGTGATAATTGTTTTATCGGAAAGGAAAAGATATGGAGTTCGAAAATATGACAGACAAACAATTTGATGTTCTTATGAACTCAATTATCCAAATAGTGAAGGATTCTGAAACTAAAGATGAAGCTGTTGAAAAGCTACAAAATTTAGTTAAAGGTAAAGAAAACTGATTACTTTCGCTAATCTGCTTAATTTAATATTATCAAATATATGAGTCAATCATTATATTTCTTATTTTAGAGATATAGTAATTGGCTCTTTTTTTATTTGGCAATCGTTTTAATTTTTTTGATTAGAACGGTTGCCTTTTTTTATTTACAAAAAATTGAAAGGAATGATTTTAAATGTATTTTACCGACACACCCGAACTCAGAAAGTTTGAAAGAGAGATGCGTCAGAAACCTAATTTTGACAGGCGTAATGATGATAACAATGAAAGCGAGATTGCACATTTCTCTGACAACAAAAATGTCAATACAAACAGAAAAAAAGAAGGAGATTGATTTTATGACAATAAAAATCAGAAGTCCTACTAAAGCTATTACTTAAATCAAAACTAAAAAAATAGGAGATGTATAACTTGAACGAATATGAAAGACAGCGCAGAATCGCTGAAAGTACAAAGAAATTGTATCCGCCGGGTACAAGAATTGAGCTTATCTGTATGAAGGACCCTTACGCACCTGTTCCATCAGGCACAAGAGGAACAGTAAAATTTGTTGATTCAATGGGAACGTTATTCCCTGAGTGGGACAACGGTCGTTCACTTGGTGTAGTTCCTGGTGAGGATTCATTCAGAAAGCTCACACAGGAAGAAATCGAAGCAGAAAACCAATCTAAATCAGAAGTTGAAGATGAAACTCCTGATGAGGATAGCGGAATGACTATGGGAATGTGAGGTGAGATTTAATCAATAAATCTTCGTTTGGAATGAAGATTTATGTCCATCAAATTCTTTGATATGTTTGCAGGCTCGGCGGTTTTCGTTCAGGCCTTGAAGCCATAGGTGGTTTTGAGTGCGTCGGATACTGCGAAATCGATAAGTATGCAAAGCAGGCATATGAAGCAATATACGATACCGGAGGTGAACTTTACTTTGATGACGAAAGAAAAATTGTACCCGAACAGTTACCCGATTTCGACCTTCTTGTTGGAGGATTTCCCTGTCAGTCCTTCTCAGTCGCAGGAGCGAGAAAAGGATTTGATGATATAAGAGGAACGCTGTTTTTCAAGATTGCTCGAATTGCTGCCGTTAAAAAACCTAAGTATCTCTTCCTCGAAAACGTTCCCGGTCTGCTTAACCATGACTCAGGCAGGACATTAAAAACAATCCTCAATACATTGAATACAGGGTCCCCGAAAAGCATTAAGCTTTTTGGGGAGAGGAGGTGCAGCATAGCGTGCGAGTTTTTAACCGCTTGCGGTTGGAAAGGAGTAAGCACAGCTTGCACCGACGAGGGGTATGATGTGTGCTGGCAGGTACTTAACAGCAAAAATTTCGGAGTACCCCAATCACGAAATCGAGTGTACATTATCGGATATAATCGAGGAAAATGTGCCGGAGAAGTACTATCTTTCACGCAAACAAGCGGAAAGGCTCTTATACAAAGAAAATCCCACACAAGGTGAGCGAATCTACTCATCAACAGGACTGAGCTGTACGCTCACTTGTGGTTCGGGCGGATTCGGCGGTCATAGCGGACTTTATCTTATTGAAGATACTGAAAACTTTGGCTTGCCGATAAAGTCTAAGACCAAAGACGGTTATCAGATGGCATATCCCAGTGACAGCATTGATACCGCCTTTTCGGGACAAAATTCTAGGCGTGGCAGAGTCGGAAGTCATATAGCACGCACGCTTACTACTTCCGCAACGCAAGCGTATTATTTTATCGACCTGAACCCCGATCCGAAACTGACAGAAATTGCAAGATGCATAACAGCAAGGCACGACTCGGGAATCAGTAACCGAAAAGCTGAACATTCGGGGGTGTTTGAAGAAAATTCAGATGTTCTTGACGGCAATGAAAAGTTTGCAGTAGCCTTTGTTGAGCCAAACGGTGAAGTTCACATAGGCAGAATGAAAGCTTACTCCGAGGGAGTGCTGGAGATTGCAAGGCTTTACGGACGAACAGTTCGATAAAGCAAGAGCCACAGGACTATCCGAAAGCAGACTTTACAAGATGGCTGGAAATGCAGTTACAGTAAATGTGATTTCAGCAATCGGTGAAATCATTAAAAAGGTAGAAAGTAAAAATTAAACAACAACCAATTCAATCGTTTCTGACAGCGACTGATATTGGTTTCAATATATATAGCCGTTGATTGAGTTAAAAACTTAATCAACGGCTTTTTGTCGTTTCAGGGGCGATTGGTATTAAAAAATTTTGGCGAGATGAGAGTTATAACTCCCCACTGCTGACAATGTTTCCTCTATCGTAATGTTATGCGGTGGGGAATTGCCAACGGCGGCTCGCCGTAAGGAAGTGAGAATATCAAAACCCCTGTAAGTTGGATGGGTAACAAAACCTCCATACTTCATATTTTGTACGCCCTCTTTCCTCTGAATTACGAAAGGTATATTGAACCGTTCGGAGGTTCGGGAGCTGTACTGTTAGGCAAGAAAAAGCCTGATGAGTATGTGGAAAAGTTAAAAAAATACAAAGCTGTTTTATCTCCTGATTTTAGTATGTATATAGAGATGAATAAAGCACTGCAACTCTAGAATACTTTTCGTAACCGTTGGTGTGGTGCTTATCTAGCAAGCAAAGATATAAAGGTTATTCCTACGGTAAATTTGGGTGATGAAAATACATTTGAGTTTTGTTTTGATGGAATTCCAAAAGGTAGTATAGTAGCGGTTTCAACATATATGGTGCGTGAACATAACAATCATGCAGACCAAAAAGACTTTTTTATGAAAGGCCACGAAGAAATGCTCAGGCGAATAGAACCGAGCAAAATTATATGTTACAGCGAACCTTTTCCTGAAATGCAAGGTGACATAATTTATGTTGATTATGAACTTAGCGGTTGGAAATATCTCAATAAAGAATCATTGGACTTGCCATTGCATAATAAAAAGGGTATAATTGTTAACAAAACAATGCTTCAGCCAGAGAACTTCAATAAAATGTATTCACTGAAAGGTTCAGGTAGTGCCTACGGCGGTAAGTGGAAACCAAAAAAGACTGAAAATGAACGATTTTTAGGAAAACCGGGCGAAATCAAGGAAACATTTGATAAGAATGGCGAACGAAGGTTAACGAAAATTGGTGATGATGGACGTGCAACCAAGGAAAGACATTTCAGTTTCCATAATCGACCTGATAAACATACAAATCCGCATGATCATATGATAAATTGGGATCCTAATCGTGGTAATCCATTGCCACAGAGACCTATAAATTATCCTGATGTAGTTCCAGAATTTAAGTATTATAGGGAAGTGAACACACAGATGAAAGTAAATAAAAATATTGTAAAAAACGAAGAAGATCAATTTAAAACAATTAGCGAGTTTAAATGGTGTGTAGATTGTGGTGGAGAAGTTGAATTTCAATGGAAAGGCAAATCTTATTCTATCACACATCCTGACGGGAGAATTAACATTGGCGAGGGTTACTATATAAAAGATGGAAAAAATTATAATGTTCTCAGCAATGAACCATGCATTGACATAGAAGAAATGTGGGGAGATACGGCAGATGATATATTGGAATATATTGTCGGTGGTGACAGGCTTCGTGATGTAATAACTCAAGTTGAGGTCGTTGTAAGGACAATTTAAAATTTTATAATGACAGCACTCTTAATCGGGTGCTGTTATTTTTTTGAAAGGACTGATCTCAATGAAAATAAACCAAATAACTTTAACAGACCTCCGCCGTATGAACGGCAAGGAAGGTCTTATCTTGCAGGGCTGTGGAGGTGAAATTAAAGAATGGATGGACGGCATCAATAAAATGCTTACGGACAAAGGAATACTTCTTGACAATACAAAGTTTGAGAATGTTTCGGTGTTCAAGAGTGACGGCGTTACCTGTATTCTCTATCCCTTTGAAAATGTCCACCTTGACATCGGCAAGCTTGCAATGTGGCGGTTGCAGTCATACACAGCCTTTGCAGGGATGTGGCTGTCCGATTATGTGGACAACAGGCTCAGTGGCTTTGAACCTGAGCAGAACAAAGAAGAAAAGCTCAAACCCGACTGTGCTTTGATAGGGACTAATGGAAATGTGTTTGCCCTACTTGGTATGGCAAGCCGTACGCTCAAGCAAAACGGTATGGCTGACGAGGCAAAAGAAATGTGCAGTCGTGTTACGAGTTCGGAAAGTTACTGCGAAGCGCTGAACATCATCGGCGAGTATGTAAATATTACGGATGGCAGTGAGCAGTCCGATGATATAGATGAAGATTTCAATGAAGGGCAGGCGATGAAATTATGATTGTATTTAAACAGAATAAGACGTCAATCGGGGCAAGGGTAAAATCTTGCCCCATATTTTTTATGAAAGGATTTTTAAAATGACTAAGTTAATCAGAAATAAGAAATTCACAAGAATAACTGCACTTTTACTCGTGGTTGCCGTAATATTCGGAACAATGTTCTCGCTCCCTGTAAGTGCAGCAAGCGGTGATAAAGTTACAATTACCTTTGACTACTGTTATGACAGTACAGGAAACACAATCAAATTTCAGCAGACAACAGTCAGCAACGGCTACACGGTCGGAACTCCCGGAGAAGAGTTGTGCAAGATTTTTGCAGATGGCAAAGAAGCCTACTGCATTGAACCCGGTCATACACTCTACTCAGGCAATACGCTGACAGAAAGTGCCTCAACCGTTTGGAAGAATTTAGGCTCGGCAAAGCAAAAAGTAATTAACCTTGTCTGCTTTACGGCAAACCCGGTTCGGAAAAAAGCTTAAGCGGAACAGAGGATCAGAAATGGGTGGCAACACAGCTGATTGTATGGGAGTTTGTTTCAGGCTGTCGCTCTACAAATGACGGCTATAAATGCACAAATACAAAGTTTATTGACAGGCGGAGCAAACCCCGGCGTTAAGTCGGTTTACAATGCAATTTCTAAAAGCCTTGCAAATTACTCAACTGTTCCAAGCTTTGCATAGGCAATCGCTTCAAAGGCTGAAACCTATGAGATGAAATATTCAGACGGAAAGTACACTTTAACACTCACCGACAGCAACAGTATTCTTTCGGATTTCAGCTTCAAGACAACAGGCGGTATGAGTGTATCTGTATCAGGAAACAGGCTGACCTTGACTTCAACTTCGACCGTCAACGATGCAGTAACATTCAACTCTGCAAAGTCAATGCCTGATGTCGGCAAAACTGTTCTTGTGCCATATGGTGACGCAAGCTTGCAGGATGTAATAACAGGTGTTGAAAACGACGCAGACCCAATAAGAGCATATTTCAAGGTCAAGACAAGCTCGGGCAATCTCAAACTTGTTAAAACCTCCGAGGATGGCAATGTTGCAAATATTGAGTTTACCGTCAAAGGCGACGATTACAGCAAAACTGTAAAAACAAACTCAAAAGGTGAATTTGAATTAACCGACCTCGTTCCCGGAAGTTACACCATTGCCGAAATTACCGACAGTAAGTACGAAACGCAGAAATCGCAGACCGTTAAGGTTGAAAGCGGAAAGACTGCAACTGTTACCTTTGAGAATATCCTCAAGAAAGGCAGTCTTGAAGTCTTAAAAACAAGTGAGGATAATTTTAACGAGGGTATTAAATTCCACCTTATCTTTCACCTTTGACGGCTCTGTAATTACCCAAGATACAGAAATCGTTGTGTTTGAAACTCTCTACCGTGATGAAACGAAAATTGCCGTTCACGCTGATATTGATGACAAGGATCAGACAGTAGCAATTCATCCGCAGCCTGAACCCGAAAAACCACAGACAGGAGACAATTCAAATCTCGGTTTTTACATCGGTTTGGGTTCTGTTGCTGTCGGCGGTTTGATTGCATTTCTTATCATAAAATTTAAAAGGAAAGATGAGGACGATGAATAATGCACAGGGTGTATATCTGTTCGCCTTTGGGCGGTAATGTATCTGCAAATATTGAAAACGCAAAACGATATGCCCGATATGCGTTAGAGTGCGGTATGGCTCCGTTCATACCGCATTTTTATGCGCTGATTTTAGATGACAGCAACAAAGAAGAAAGAAACCTTGGTATGAACGCAGGACTTTCTATGCTTTGGGTTTGTGATGCGGTTTGGGTTTTCGGAGATGAAATAACTGAGAGTATGAAAACAGAGATTCGCTTTGCAGAAAAACTGAACATCGAAGTCAGATATATATCGGAGAATGATTTAAGAAAATCGGAGGTAAAAAATGATAAAATCAAGAAGAACTAAGTTAATTAAATGGTTATCAGGCGTATCAGTAATACTGTTAATGCTCGGAATATCGGCAGTAACAGTCTTTGCCGTAGGCGATGTGTCATCAGCAATCGAAAGCACATGGACATCGGCTCAAACACAGATTAAAAATGTTGTAAACAATGTTGTCTTTCCTGCGGTAGATATGATTCTTGCCATACTTTTCTTTGTTAAACTTGCTACTGCTTATCTCGATTACCGCAAGCACGGACAGTTTGAATTCACCGCGCCGGCAATTCTTTTCGGCTGTCTTGTGTTCTCTCTGACTGCACCGCTATACATTTGGACAATACTATAAAATTGAAAATGGAAAATGTAAAATGGAAAATTTCGGACGAGCAGATGGTTTGAAATGATAAAAAGCCTTGTTGCCCGAATTTATTTAAAATTGCGGCGAAGACGCACAGCTTAATTTTCAACTTCCCATTTTCAACTTTCCATTTGACAGGGGGTGATTTATATTTTTGACTGGTTAGGAGATTTTATCGGTGGTATCGGAAGTGCCATAGGAGGTGTGTTCGATTACCTCGATGAGCAAATCTCAAATGCTATATGGAACACAATGATTCAGTGGCTTTATGAAACGATTTACAACGCTGTTGCCGACTTCTTCACAATGATGGGAAATATGGGCGCAGATGTCTTCGACCTTGAATGGGTGCAGGCAACAATAAATCTGTTTACGCTTTTTGGCTGGGCATTGTTCGTCGCAGGCACGGTTGTTGCCGTATTTGATGTAGCTGTTGAATATCAGAATGGCAGAGCAAATATCAAAACAACCGCAATTAATGTCTTAAAAGGTTTCTTTGCCTGTTCGCTGTTCGGTGTCGTGCCTGTGGAGCTGTACAAGTTCTGCATCAGCCTGCAAAACACATTCTCAAAGGATTTGTCCTCCATAATGGCAGGACAGCAAAGTCTTGATTTAGCAGGAAAAAGCACAAGTGTTTTAGAAGGTAGTTTTGCAGTATCAACACAGACAACATTCGGACTTCTCAATTTGCTATGTATGATAGCTTTTGCCTATTGCGTAATAAAGATCTTCTTTGCTAACATAAAGCGCGGAGGAATCTTGCTTATTCAGATGGCAGTAGGTGCATTGTATATGTTCAGCGTTCCGAGAGGATATCAGGACGGCTTCAATCAGTGGATGAAGCAAATAGCGGCACTATGCCTGACAGCATTTATGCAGACAACTCTGCTGTTCCTCGGGTTGCTAACCTTCCCCGGCAATATGCTTTTAGGACTTGGAATAATGCTTGCATCAAACGAAGTTCCGAGAATTGCACAGCAGTTCGGACTGGATTCAAGCGTTAAGGAATATACCAAGCCGCTATTTTCAATTCCTACTCATCATTTCCTGTTTTACCCCGGCAATATCAATCCGAAGGACTTTGAAGATGCACTAATGGTAGAACCAAACGAGTATGCCTTAATCAAATTCGGTGAGCGTGGCACTTGTCTGTATAGGTGCGGTAATGAACGCTATCTTTTACTTGTTCAGGCTCCCGAATACAAAGCCGAAATTTTTGGCAGTGCAGGCGGAAGATAAAATTTTGAATAGACAGAATTTTAAAATTGTGGTATGATAATTACAAAATAACAGGTTAATAAATTGATATTTGACACATTCTCTGTTTGTGGGGAAGAATTCTCATAACCGTTGATGTACCATATTTTCGGAGGTGAACGTCATGGATCAAATAAAAATCGGTAAATTTATTGCTACGCTTCGTCGGCAGAGCGGACTAACTCAAGAGAAGCTCGGAGAGAAAATTGGTGTAACAAACAAAACAATATCTCGCTGGGAAAATGGTAACTATATGCCAGACATTGAAATGCTCCAACTACTTGCAAAGGAATTTAATGTTAGCATAAATGAATTGTTGGCTGGACAAAAGATGTCAGACGAAGAGTTTCGGAAAAATGCAGATGAAAACATAATTGCTGTTTCAAAAGAAAGTGCATTCTCGTTTGAGGAAAGAAAAGCATATTTCAAAAAGAAATGGCGTAAGGAGCATATATCACTTTTTGTTGTTTTATTGTTAATTCTAATTGTCGCTTTTGTATTGCCATTTGTTGTCAGTAAACCATGGTTTGTTGGATTAGTGCCATTGATAGCATTTATTGAATATGGTTACCAGAATAACAGAATGATGATTTATGTAGAAAACTGTCTTTATAAGTGAGATAGTCAATATCCTGTTTAAGATTATTTTTACAATTAAAAAATATTATAATCCGATTGTTTTTCTTAAATGAAAGTCAATCGGATTTTTATTTGCGGAGGTGATTCAATGAGTGCAACCATAGGTGCGGCACTGAAGAAAATAGCAGTTGCACTGCTCACAGATAAAAAGGTAATAAAAATAATAGGCGGTATAATAATCGGCATAATCATAATTGTGGTTATGCCGATTGTTGCTGTTGTGTCAATTTTTAACGGCAGTATTGATATTGACACAGACAAGCTCAATCAGTCCATACAAGAAAACATCTCAGCTGAGCAGATGGAAAATCTACAGCTTATCAACAACACTATGACAGAGGTTGAAAATCAACTCAAAAGCAAGAAACTGTCCGACTATAACATGCAAGCAGAGGTTATCTATCTGTTCTCCCTGTCCGATAAATCAGAGGATGAGGACTTTGTAAAAAACTTTGTATCCTGTTTCAAGAAGAATCAGTCTGATGAGGATTTGATAAAAACCGTCAATCAGAAATTCGGAACGGAGATAAAGTATGACGAGTTCCAAAAGATGATGCAGTCAATCAAGGGTGCGGAAATCAGTACCGCAGGCTTTACTGACAAGACCACGAAGAACAATCTCGACCTTGTCAAGTGGTGCGAGAACGCATACAAAAATGACTGGGGTTATGTGTACGGCGGTTACGGTCAGGTCTGCACAAAACAATATCTCGACCAACAGGCGTCGTTGCTTCCCGGAAATAACGAGGCAGGTGGTGAGATGAGAAAGGTCGGTGAAAAATGGCTCGGCAAGAGAGTTTGTGATTGCATAGGTTTGATAAAATCATATGCTTGGTACAACTCTGACAGCGGAGAAATTGTAGCAGGTTCAAACGGGTTTACGGATTGCGGTGCAAATTCTATTTGGAACAATGTTACAGAAAGTGGTCCGATTTCAAGTATGCCGGAAACACCCGGGCTTGCTGTCTGGATGGACGGACACATCGGAGTGTATATCGGCAACGGTGAAGTTATTGAAGCACAAGGCACAGCCTACGGAGTTGTCAAAACAGAGCTTAACGGTCGAGGGTGGACAAAGTGGCTGAAGATACCGAATATAAAATATGTAAATCAAAAGAAGAAATGACGAGGTGATTTTAATGAAGAAAACAAGCGTGAGCATAATGTATGATGACGAAAAGCTGAATGCAATCAGGCTGTATATGTCACAGCGTGATTTGGATTTCAAGGAAGAGCTTGAAAAATCTGTGGACTCTCTGTACGCTAAATATGTTCCCGCAAATGTCAGAGAGTTTATTGATATGAAAGGTTCACAGGTGAAACCACCAAAGCCTAAAAAACCAAAGATTGAAAGTGAGGAAAAGACTTGAGGTCGCAAAATTTTGGCATAGAAATAGAAATGACCGGCATCACTCGCAGTACTGCGGCGAAAGTGATTGCCGGTTATTTTCATACAGATGCAACTCATGTCGGCGGCTGTTATGACGCTTATTCTGTCCGTGATAATGACGGCAGGATGTGGAAGATTATGCGTGACGCAAGCGTTAGATGTGAAAACCGTTCGGGACAGAACGCAAGTTACCTTTACTCGGTAGAGTTTGTCACTCCCATTTGTAACTATGATGATATAGAAACTATACAGGAGTTAGTCAGAAAGCTTCGTGGCGCAGGAGCGAGAGTCAACTCAAGCTGCGGTTTGCATTGTCATATTAATGCAGCTCCGCATAATCCGAAAACACTTCGCAATATCGTAAATATTATGACGGCTAAAGAGGACTTGCTTTATAAGGCGTTAAAAGTGAATGTGTCAAGAGAACATTACTGCCAGAAGATGGACACACGCTTTCTTGATGAAATCAATAACCGTCCTCCGATGTCAATGGAGCAGATAAAATCAATGTGGTATGACGGCGAGGATTACAGTTACAGACATTATGATGATACTCGCTACCACGCACTGAATCTTCACAGCGTGTTCTACAAGGGTACGATTGAATTCCGTCTTTTTAATTCAACCTTACACGCAGGCGAGATATGCTCCGTACACAGACAGAAGCACTTGCTAAGAATCTTAAAATTCCAATCCAAAATCTTCGGTGGTATGCGGCGTTTCATAATGAATCGCACCACCCTCATGTGCATCTGATTGCATATTCAACGGTTGAAAATGAGGGGTATCTCACTCAAAAAGGAGTTGAAAATCTGCGTTTGTCATTTGCAAAAGATATTTTTCAGCAAGATTTATTGTGCAAATATGAAAGGCAAACCGAGCATAGGGATAAGCTCCGTGCCGAGGCTCGTGACATTGTAGAGGATTTGGTTGCGAATATCAACTGCGAAATCTATGTCAATGCATCAATTCAGCATAAGCTGTTGGAGCTTGCCGACAGACTTTCAAAAACGAAAGGTAAAAAGGTTTACGGCTATCCGAAACCTGATGTAAAAGCACTTGTGGATTCTATTGTTGATGAGCTTGCCAATGACAGCAGAATTAAAAAGTTGTATGACCTTTGGTATAAGCAAAAAGAAAATACAATCCGCACCTACACGGATGAAATGCCTGACAGGATTCCGCTTGCTAAAAACAAGGAGTTCAAGTCAATCAAGAATGCAATAATCAAGGAAGCGTTGAAACTAAATCTCACTGAAGATGTGGTTGAGAAAAGCGAAAATTCGGACAATGAATCTGTTACAAAACCCTTTGAATATGAAGAAAACACCTCTGCCGAATCAGTCTTTGATTCAGACAGAGGTGTTCTTTATCCTCAGCATTATTCAATTAAAACAAGCCGAAACAGCGTTGCAGTTTCTTCTCTTTATCTCCTTCGCTACCTCTGCAATATGATTCAAAGTAGGCTCCGCTTTGAAGAAAACAGAAAGCTCAAAGGACGGATAAAAAGTTGCAACAGAAGATTAATGATAAGAAACGAGATCAGGGATTGCATTTTTAGTCATAAATAAATGGTTTCATTGTAATTGTTGTGCTCCCAAGCGTTATGGCATTATCAACAGTATCTTCGTATTCTAAAATTGAAAGTAGAAGTGTTTTTGCTTCGACATTATGATGTGAAAATTTTAGTATTAAATGAAGATATTTTGAAGAAGTTTTAGCAATCTTCTTTGAAATATTTTCCTTGTCATCTTTTATGATTTTTACTTTAAAGTTTGAACTGCAATTTATAATTCTTTCAATTTCATCAGAAATACCATTATCACTAAGTATGAAGCGACCAAATAAATCTAAAGAGCCCGATGTAAATAATATAGAATATGGAATGTTAAACTTATGTGTATGTATATATGAATAGTGTCCTGAATTTGTATAAGTTTGGATTATTTCCTTAAGATAATCTTTGCTAAAATTAATTCCTGTTATTTCACGAATGTCATTTATGATTTTATAAGTGTTATTTTTTATTAATGAAAGCAAATTCGAATTGTAAATTTCATTCTCTCTAATTTTTTTGCATGAAAAAGAATTAGTCTTGTGTAAAGGACAAGACAAGTACTTCAATTGATTATGTGCGGATAAATCTTTGATATCTTTGCCAGTATGCCTAGCATGAGTGTTACGTTTTTTTGTTATTTGTTCCTCGTATTCTTGTCCGAATAAATTTATGATTTGAATCGGGTTTCCGCACTCTGGGCATATTGCATAGTGTTTTTCTTTCCCTTTGGAATCTTTCTGAAAATACGGCTCTTTTTTATGAGTAGCATCAACAAAGTTATCTATTGTAATTTCAAAAGGTCCCTTGATAAGTGTGCTAAAAACATCCATAAACATTCACCTCTGATATTCTAAATCCATTACTATCATATTATCTTATTTTTGAAAAATCAATAGGCAATTTAGCATAAATCGTACTCAGGAACAACTGCACCCAAACACTGACAGGTGCCTCTTGTCACAGTGATAAGAGAAAGAACTAACCCACTATAAGATATTACAGCAGAAAAGAAAAATATATACAAGGAAGTGATTAAAATATCAACCTACATTTATTTTACAAAAGAACAAAGAGAACAGGCAAGGCGAACAGACCTTGCAAATTTTTTAATCAGTCAGGGCGAGAAAGTTAAGAAATCAGGTTCTGAATACGAATGGCTTGACGGTTCGCAAAAGGTCACAATCAGAGGTCATCTCTGGTATCATCAGTACGAACAAAAAGGTGGTGATGCGATTGATTTCATTCGCAAATTTTACAACAAGGACTATGCCGAAGCGGTTCAAATGCTTTTGAGTAACTATGGCGGTCAAATAGTAAATTTGCAGACCACAGAACGAGAGCAAAAGTCATTTATACTACCACCAAGGAATGACAGGATGAGCAGAGTTTTTTCTTATCTGCTGTTGACTCGTGAAATTGATAAAGATGTGCTTTTTGAGTTTGTGCGGAAGAAAATGATTTATGAATCTGCCGATTTTCACAACGCAGTATTTGTCGGCTATGATTCAAGCGGTAAACCTCGCCACGCACACAAGAGAGGAACGGTGACAAGCAATCCGTACAAGGGAAATGTCGCAGGCAGTCAACCTGAGTTCAGCTTCCACTGGCACGGCACAAGCGACAAGATATTTTTATTTGAAGCTCCGATTGATATGCTTTCCTACATTTCAATGCACAAGGAAAACTGGAAAAATCATAGCTTTGCGGCATCCTGCTCCGTTTCGGACAGGGTGCTTTTTCAATGCCTTAAAGATAATCCAAACATCAAAAATGTGTTTCTCTGCTTCGATAATGATGAGGCGGGACAGACAGCAAACAAACGCATAGCCGAAAAATTAAACTCAATGAATATCCAAAATGAAATCCTCATTCCAAACTACAAGGACTGGAACGAGGATTTAATTTTTGAACCGAAAGGAGATGAACGAATATGCCATCAGGCATACTAACTTTGATTATAGTGACAGGCTCAATGTTTGCCCTTTTCATAATAATTTCAACGGTCGGAAATTACTATTCTCTTAACCGTATAAAGAATAAGACAGTCGGTCAAGGTCAGCACGGCACGGCTCGTTGGGCGACCAAAAAGGAAGTCAAAAAAACATACAAACGAATTGATTTTCAGCCTAACGAGTGGAGAAATAATCCAGACAGCAGACCAACTGAACAAGGTATAGTTGTCGGTTGCAAGAACAGAAAAAAGGGAACAACAGCAATGGTTGACACAGGCGATGTCCACGCTCTGATGATTGGTGCGGCAGGCGTCGGCAAGACCGCATATTGGCTTTACCCGTGCATTGAGTATGCCTGCGCTACTGGTATGTCATTTTTGTCAACCGACACAAAGGGTGACATTGTTCGAAACTACGGAACAATTGCGGAAAAGTATTACGATTACAAAATTTCCGTAATAGATTTGAGAAATCCGACACGCTCACACGGCAATAATCTTCTGCACCTCGTAAATAAATATATGGACTTATACAAAGCAAATACCAAACAGCTTGTTTACAAGGCAAGAGCAGAAAAATATGCAAAAATCATTTCAAAAACGATTATTATTTCAGGAATGGACTCAGCTTCATTCGGACAGAACGCTTACTTTTATGATGCGGCAGAGGGACTTTTAACAGCAACTATTCTGCTTGTTTCGGAATTCTGCGAACACGAAGAACGACACATAGTTTCGGTATTCAAAATCATTCAGGAGTTGCTTGCTCCGACCAACAAGAAAGGTAAAAATCAGTTTCAGCTATTAATGGACTATCTTCCCGACGATCACAAGGCGAAATGGTTTGCAGGGGCGGCGCTGAACACAGCCGAGCAGAGTATGTCAAGCGTTATGAGTACGGCACTTTCAAGGCTGAATGCTTTTCTCGACTCCGAGCTTGAACAGCTTTTGTGTTTTGATACAGAGATTGACGCTGAAAAATTCTGCAATGAAAAGTGTGCGATATTCATTGTAATGCCCGAGGAAAACCCAACCACATTCTTTATGGTTTCGCTTATTATCCAACAGCTTTACCGTGAAATACTGTCAGTCGCAGATGAAAACGGCGGTGTACTGAAAAACCGCTGTGTGTTCTTCTGCGATGAATTTGGAACCTTGCCAAAGATTGATTCAGCCGAGATGATGTTCTCTGCCTCCCGTTCAAGGCGTTTGCAGATAGTACCGATAATTCAATCCTTTGCGCAGTTGGAGAAGAATTACGGCAAAGAGGGTGCTGATGTTATCATAGATAACACACAGCTGACCATCTTCGGAGGCTTTGCTCCAAACAGCACAAGTGCGGAAGTCCTATCAAAAGCACTCGGTTCAAGAACTGTTATGTCAGGCTCCGTCAGCAGGAGCAAAAATGATCCGTCCCAATCTTTGCAGATGATTGAACGACCTTTGATGACTCCCGATGAATTGAAGTCACTTCCAAAAGGCACATTTGTTGTTATGAAAACAGGCTTTTATCCTATGAAAGTCAAGCTGAAATTGTTTTTCAAATGGGGTATTAAATTTGAGGAAAAGTATGAGGTAATGGAAAACGGCAACCGTGAGGTTCACTATGCCAACCGTTCGGAGTTGTTCAACAACATAATTCAAGCATACAGTCCTCACTATCCTGAACCGTCAGTAACTGATTTGGATTTTGATGAGGCAAGCAGTGAGAAAAAGAAGAAAAATGAAAATCTTAAAACCTCGCCAAATGCAGAACAGACTGAGTGTGAAGATATTGTTGATGCGGATGAACCAACATCAGCACAGCAAGATGATCCAACAGAAGAACCTGAAAATTCAAGCGTTGAACAGAGCGCAGACAAGCAAAGAAAAGTAGTCATAAGAACCGAAAGACCACCTCAGGAGGTGCTGGACAATGAGTAGATTAACTTTTCTGTATCAAATGGACTTGCCTCATCGAGCCGTTGCCGTATATACCTACCTCCACGACCGAGCCAACAAAAACGGCGAGTGCTTCCCTTCCGTAAATACAATAGCAGGCGACATTAAACTGTCGCCTGCCACAGTGCGTAGGGCTATTAAAGACCTAAAGAAAACAGGACTGCTAACAACCACCCAACGCTACCGTGAAAAAGGTGGTAAGAGCAGTTTGTTGTTTAAAATAAAAATGCTATGACTGGTTGTTAGAGGGTAAATTAGAATTTATTCCGATTACGGAGGTAAAGGTTTTTGTATTATTATCATATTTCATTTCTAAATTCCCATTATACTTTGCAACCACCTTTTTAGTGCTCCTCGTACCGACCCCGTGTATACCGGGAGTGTTTTTAGATGACACGAGAATATCATTTATATATTTAGGCTTTCTACCGCAAGAATTTGAAATTTTAATAATTACAAAATTTGAATTTCTTGTGCAAATAGAAAAATCAATAAATTTATCGTCAGTCAACAATGCAGATTCAACTGCATTCTCTAATAAATTATCTAACAAAGCTGTTATATCATGTTCTTTCATAAAATCAAGATTTGCGTTTTTGATGCTTATTGTAAAATTAATTTTATTTTTTTTGCATATTTCATAATATCTATGGGTTACTAAATTAACAACTGAGTTTTTGCAATAATCTACAGGATTCATAACACTAAAATCTTCAACAATTTCGGATATATATTGTGATATATTTGAATCTTCTTTTTTCGATAATTGCTGAATGGTTTTTAAGTGTTTCGTTATGTCATGAATTAATATTTTTGAATTTTCATTTTGTTCTCGCAACAATTCATAGTAGTTTATTGTATCTTTTTCTTGCTGATAATCTAACAGTATTTGGGTGTATTTCCGGTTTATTCTTATGGTTGCTTCATGGAGATAAAATACGATTATGTTTGACAGTAATATGAGAATGTTACCTATAATGATAGCAATTTTATAATTGTCATTTACAGAGTAGAATGTACAAAGATATACATTTGTATGCATTAATATTATTGAAGCCATGGGTAAAACGCAAAGCAATAATGAAAATTTAGAACCTGTACTTTTAGATTCTTTTTCAGAAAATTTTAGAATACACCATATAAAAATAAAATAAAGCAATTTACTTATAATTGCCTGAATTATGAGAATAAATGCATCAGACTGGCTCTCAAAAAGACTAAAATGAAACACAACAGAAAACGAGAAAACAACAATTAATTCTGAGATAATCATTAAAAATAACAAGATGAAATTTGCAAATATAGCAGATTTTATGTTTGTGTTATAGCAAATTTTCAGGACAATAAAGTTGCAAGCATAAAAACAAACAGCATTTATTGGTGGGGCTTCGATAAAGTTTATCGCATAAAGAATCAAACCTGATAAAAGTATAAATATTGGAATAATGTAAGTTTTCGGAGAGAATAGGAAAAACCGTAAAAAGCCGTTAAAAAAAGTTAAAAATATGAAAATGTAGAAAACAAGCCGTTTTTTAGGTGTAAAAAGAAATTACACTTTGAAAAAACAGCTTGTTTTTTTATTTAGTGCGAAAACGAAAAAGCCGAGCAAATCACGAAAAATTTGTGAACCTGCTCGGCTTTAATTTTTTAAAAATAACCTTTTAAAAGCGTTTAAAAGGGCTTTAAATCGGCTTTTTATTCAATTTTTAGGGTACATCACAGACTTTCAAGGAAACAAATCAAAGGCAACAAATCAAGTGTTCAAAGGCAACCTTGTTGCTATTCCGATAAAATCTATATTTTTTAACATTTCGGGTTTTCTAATGTGGAAAACTATTTTTAATCTGAATTTGAATTATTATGCACGATAATGAAAATTATTACAAATCCACCTTACCCAGCACCTTACCTACGCACCGAATCTCATCAAATTCGTGTAATTGTATAGGTTTATATGCAGAATTAAGCGAAATAAGTTCATTTCTGCCCATCTTTTTTATGTAAGATTCGCCATTAAGAACGAAAACTCCTATTTCCTCTTCATATATGCTTTCAGAATTTTGAACAAGAACACGGTCGCCATCTAAGAATTTTGGTTGCATACTGTCCCCTCGTACTTCGAGCAAAAAATCGGCAGAAAGTGTTTCCTCAGTCTTTGGAACATTGGTATATTCAATAGGCATATCATCTGAAAGCCAAGAGCCTGAGCCAGCTGATGCAGGTGTCCTGTAAAACGGCAAAATTATTGTCTTATGTGATTGAGAATTTGAATCATGGTGCTTGTCATTTTTTAAATTTGTGTTTTTATTACCCGTGCGTCCTAATAAAAAGTCACCGGAAACATTAAAATAATCCGCAAGTGTATTTAAACTATCATACTTGGGTAATTGTCTACCACTCTTCCAATGACTCATAAGAGATTCGCTAATCCCAGTATCTTTAGAAATTTGGTAAACTGTCAAACCGCTATCTTGTATAAGTTGCTTAAAAATATCACTAAACATTTGTACACCTCTCCAAACTTTACATTTGTAAAGTAATTTTTCTTGACTACATTACAAATGTAAAGTACAATATAACTGTGTTAATTAAGCAAGTTAATTTTAACACAGTTAATTTTATAAAACAAGGAGGTACACCATGAATTTTGGAGCAAATGTAAAAAAAGTCAGAGAAAAAGTAAACCTGACACAGGTAGAGCTTGCTCATGCGGCGAGCGTAACTCCTGCAATGATAAATCAAATTGAAAAAGGCATAAGAAACCCATCTGTATTAGTCGGTTTTGAAATTGCAAAGGCACTTGAAGTATCACTTGATGAACTTTGTAAGGGGGCTTAATTTAATAATGATAGGCAAAACAATTAACCGATACAAAATAATCGGAAACATAAACAACCGAGTTGTCATAGCACATAACCCTAATGCTATTGAGCCTTGGGTTGTATGGTGGCTTGACAAAGACGGAGATCCGTACAGTGGCAGTTATTTTGCAAGCAGAAATTCCGCTGCAAAAGAGTTTATGGAGAGAGCATTCAATGTGTAATAAAGTGAATCCTCGATGCAAAGGTTGTGGACACCGCCGACCATTAAATCATAGTAACAACAAAGGCTATTCGATTTGTTATTACATTCTTGACACGGGCGAACCACGAAAATGCACCATTGAAGACTGTATCCACTATACCACTAAAGAATGTCATATAAAAGATGACTTATGGAAAGATTAGATTTATTTGAAAGGAAAAATTTTATGAAAAATTTAACTAAAACCGAAAAACTTGAAAAAATACTCAGAAAATACGGAATGAATTTTGACGATTTAAGACAGCTTAATGAATCTCAGATTAAAGCAGTAGAAACAGACTATCATTCAACTTATGGTAAATCAATATCAATAATGTTTGATTTTTAAGCCGAAACCGCCGCAAGGCGGTCAGCAGGAAATGACCTCCCTGCTCTGATGATGGCAGGTCAAAAGGATGTGATTTTTTGATTTATCTTAATGTTAAGGAAGTTGCAGAGTTAAAAGGATGTTCTGCTCAATATATTAAAAGGATTGTTTTGGATGGTTCGCTTAAAAGTGAAGTATCTTTTAATCAAAACAACCGCAAAAAGTATTTAATACCGTTAAACGAACTATCCCACTCCGAACAACTCAAATACTACAAATCGCACGCAATAGCAATTCCTGAGGATTTGCTCCCTGAACGCAAGACGGAGCGACCTCACAAGGAATTTGATGAATTTTCGGCGGTACAGCGTGAAGAGATTGCCGAATGGATAAGGATACTTAATGCTTGGGATGAGTATTGTGCAACATCAAAGTTACAGAAAGTACCTGCAACCGAAAAATTTGTACAACTGCAAAAGGTCGCTAATCCCGACCTTAACATATCGAAGGGAATTTTGTACCGGAAAAAAAAGGCTTTAAAAGCTGATGACCTTGCAGGATTGCTCGACAATCGTGGAAGTTGGAAAAAAGGTACATCGTCAATCCCTGAAGAAGTGTGGCAATGCTTTTTAAGTTTTTATCTTGATGAGGCACAGCACCCTATACAGGCGTGCTATGAATACACCGAAATGTGGATTAAGCGAGAAGCTCCACAGCTGTTGCCTCTCCCTGCTTATGCATCGTTTTACAGGAAAGTACAAACGGCAATACCTAAGCCTGTTGAAATTATGGGACGGCAAGGTATGAAAGCATTTAGAGACAGATGTGCTCCATACATACGCAGAACTTATGAAGGTATGGCATCAAACGAATGGTGGATCGCAGATAACCACACATTTGATGTGCAGACAAAGGGCGAAAACGGCAGTATCCACAGGCTTTATCTTACAGCATTTTTTGATGCTCGTTCGGGTATTTTTACAGGCTGTTATGTGACCGATGCACCGTCATCGCAGGCTACATTGATAGCTCTACGAAAGGGCATAGTTAAGTACGGCATACCCGAAAACATATATGTCGATAACGGTCGAGAGTTTCTGACTTTTGATGTCGGCGGACTTGGTCACAGATTAAAAAAGAGTCAAAAGGACAAGTTTGCTCCGCCGCCTGTTTTTGAACGGCTGGGCATTAAAATGACAAATGCTATCGTACGAAATGCGAAGGCAAAGATCATTGAAAGACGATTTCGAGATGTTAAAGACCGACTTTCAAGACTGTTTCCGACTTATACAGGCGGTAATGTAGTCGAACGACCGGAAAGACTTAAAAAGGTAATCAAGGACACCGACAACATACCCACGGATTATGAATTCACTCAGGCAGTTGAGGACATTTTAACCTACTATATGAATGAAAAACCATATAGCGGAGCGGTAAGCTCAGACAGCGGTAAAAGCCGAATGCAGGTTTACAGAGAACAACTTAAAGAAAAACGAGTCGCCGCAGAACTTGACCTTAACTTAATGTTAATGAGAAGCACAAGAAGTCAGAAAGTCGGCAGGCGTGGAGTACATCTTACTGTTGCAGGCGAGAAAATTGATTACTACAATGATGACCTTATTTTAAATCATTTTGGAGAATCGGTTTACTGTCGATATGATCCTGAGGATATATCCAAAGTCAGAATATATGACCTTGATGATAACTATATAATGACCGCTCCAACGGACAATGAAGCAGTCCTTGCATATGGAGCATCTAAAGATGCGGTTGCGCAGGCATTGCGTAAAGTTAAGAGCCTTGAAAAACTCACCAAACAGGAACTCAAGGCAAGTCAGATTACCGCATTTGGCAAAGAAACAGCACTTAACCTTGTGCTTGCAACCGCTGAGGAAAACAAAGCAAATGCCGAAGAAATCAATCCGAAGGTTATATCAGTACACCGTGCCGATGAAACGGCAGAGCAGTTGCCCATGGCAGTTGGTCAGTCAAACATCGTAACGATAGATAAAGCAAAAATGATACGCAATCTTGAACAGCGACAAAAGGAGGAATAATAAATGTCGGTAATGTCAGCCAATCCTGAATTACAGAAAAAATTAAGGAACTTTATCGAAGAGTGCGGCTCACAAACCAAAGCCGCAAGGGCTCTCGGTAAATCAGCGGCAACCTTGTCAACCTATCTTAATGACCGCTATAACGGTAATTTAAGTGATTTTGAAAAGTTTTTAACTGAAACATTTGAAACCAAAGCCGCTGCAGAAAATCTGAAATCAGCTCAAGTGCTTAACAGCTACAAGCCTACAAGCATAAGCTCAGAAGTTTATGAAACAATCCGCTTGTGTCACCTTAAGGGCGGTCTTGCAATTGAGTGTGGCGATGCAGGCATCGGTAAAACAATGGCGTGCAAAAAGTATGCTGAAGATTATCCTGCAACAGCAATTTATGTGTCCGTAAACCCCTGTTTAGTAACTTTAAGTGCATTTTTAAAACTGCTTTGCAGAACGCAAAAAATCACCGCAACAGGTCGCAAAGACGAAATGTGGTTAAGACTTGCAGATAGCTTTGAAGGCGAACGCAAGGTACTCATCATTGATGAGGCACAGCACCTGCCGATTAAGACCATTGAGGCTATCAGAGCATTTTTTGACAGCAACCCGTTACTCGGCATCTGCCTTGTAGGCAACATCGAAACTGTCACAAACACGGGTAAAAGCAAAGAAGCCTTTGCTCAGATTCGCAATCGCACAAAACTTACCGAGGTAAGACACACATCAGCTATCAAAAACAGCGATATTGAGTTATTGTTTCCAGCTATAAAAGATGATGAAAGGGCGGTTAAACTATTACTTGGTGTCGCAAGGACGGAACAGGGTATCAGAGGAGCAAGCAATGTATTTGGTAACGCTGTGGATAACGGAAATATCACCTATGAGGGCTTAATAGCAATGGCAAAAGCTATGCGTATCAAGGTGTTTTAAACTATATTTGGAGGGATTTAAAATGTCGTTAAGAAAAATTGTGTTACTGCTCACCGCAGGGTTCAGCACGGGAGTAGTAATGACTGCCGCATTCGGTCAAGTGGGTGCAAGGAGCTTTACAGCAGGCGGAGAAATTTGCTTTGTGCCTATGGTGCTCCTGCTTGTATGGGTTGGTTGGATGCTCCGTGGCGAAAGCCGAAAGGTAAAAAAGAGTAAAAGGAGGGGTAACAATGACCGCAGAAGAGTGGAAAAAAGTTGATAAATCTTTGAAATTTGTTACATCACAGGGAATAACACTTAAAATTGACGGGTATAAAGTGTATTTGTTTCTTACGCAAAAGTCACAGTTTCAGAACGCTATTGCCTTTTATGTCAATGATGAATTTAGAAGCAAGTGGCTTACGGAAGACTGCGAAGAACGCAGGAGATTTTGTTGCTGTAAAAAACGGTCAATAATTACCAAAAATGATTACAAACTTTACGGAGCTCGTAGCAAGAAAGCTAAGCGGGAACTTAAAGACAGGTTTAGCTACAATGAGTATTTTTCATACTGGACAAACTTTGAGAAAATGAAAAAACACTTTATTGATAACAATGAAAGCATTGAACTTTATTAAATTTTGGAGGGATAACAATGGATAACTACAATATTCGTTTTGGAGAGGAAATCGGTGAGCAGGCAGGCTTAACGATGGTTGATTTGTTAGCGAAAAAAGCTAAAGCAGCTATTAAGCAAAAAAATGTTGTGATAATGTCAGTAGAATCTTCAGACGAGACGATTGAAACCATTATAACAGGCAGTGCGATTGACAGACTTGGAAGGTTAGGTACATTAACGATTGAAACTATACAAAATATAGAGAAAGATACTGACAAACAATATGCTAAGGCAATGTTATACGGCTTTGTCAGAGCAATACAAGCTGCTTTTGAGCGGATATAATCCGCTCGCCTTAATGCAACTCCCTGTTGGGAACGGTCACAAGTCCGTGTAAATGCAGAGTGAGGATAGGCAATATTAAGCAATATATATTGAACAGGAGGTCAATTATGAAAACATCAAAGAGAATTTGTAAAAACGGCTCTATTACTCTGCCAAAGCAGATAAGAGGCGAAGCAGGATTGTTTCCGGGCAATGCTGTTGACATTGAGACAAGTACAGACGGCACTGTTACAATTAAACCGTCTGCTCCCTGTTGTCGCTTTTGCGGTACAGTTGAAAATGTAATCATTGCAGATAATGTTATCATCTGCCGCAAATGTGCCGAAAAATTACTTGCAAAGGTGGATAAAACAAATGACTGATTTAAAAAAGCAGATTGATGAGCTTGCAGGCATTAAAGCAGATATGAGCAAACTCAAAGCACGCAAGGACAAGCTCGAAGCAGAGATTATTATGCAGTGCTCGGAAGACCTTGAAAACACCAAATATAAAAGTGTCCATTACGCAGGCACAGAATCCGAACTTACGGCGGTAACTTCGGAATCTCTGAAAATTACATACAACTCATTTTTGCTCTCAATTTTTGGCAAAGCGTACAAAGATGCAGTCACGGAAAAGACAGAATATTCCCTCTCTGCTCCGGCAAAAAGAATGCTCATCGGTTTGTGGAAAGGCAATTTTGTAAGATGCACCGTCAAAGAGGTTATTGAACAGATGAACGGCGTGTCTGATGACGAACGCAAACAGCTTGTTAAGAAATGCAAAGGTATCAATTATGATAAAGATGTAAACAACATTTTGAAGTTTACAAACATCTCGGAAGATGATGCCAGAGAGTATGCTTACCTTATTTCGGAGGCGGCAGTATGGCAGGATTTCAAAAATCTGCTCACCGTTAACGGAATGGATGAAAGCCATATTGACGAAATCCTAATGAAGATACAGAGCAGTTTTGTGGTTGAGGACAGCACAAAGATATCTTTAAGCTGAGGTGATTGATTTGTTAAAGCCACAGCAGACACAAAGAATATACGCAATGGCTGCACGGCTCGGTGTTTTGGAATCGGGCAACAAAAACGATATGCTGCACACGATTGTTTATCGTCTTACTCAAAAGGAAAGCATACGCAGTCTTGATGAGAATGAGTATAAAACGGTTGTATCTGAGCTTGCCGAGAGGCTTAAATTGCAGAATCTTACAGAGCCGCCGAAACCGTACAAAAAGAAAAAGTACGAGGACAGCGGCAGAGGCAAAATGTCAGACGGTCAACGCAGAAAGGTTTGGCAGTTGATGTATCAGCTCGAAAAATATGACACAGAGCCTACCACAGCAAAGCTCGGTGACAGGCTCTGTGGCATCATCAAAAAAGAGCTGAAAATTGACTGTACATCAAAGCAGCCTTTTAGGTGGCTGACATATAATCAGGGCATAACCTTGATTGAAAAACTTAAAAAGTACATTGACAGTGCTGCTCAAAGGAGGAAGACTGGTGAAAATAAATCTTGATGATTTGGTAGGCACTCAAAGGGATATAGCGGAGATAATAGGAATTGAAAGCTATATTAAACTCTGTCAAACATTTGGCGGAGATACAATATATATCCAAAAATACAGCGAGTTACAAAAACTTGAACGCAACGCTGAAATCAAGGCAAAGTACAATGGATACAACAGCAGTCAGCTTGCAAGAGAGTATGATTTATCAGAAAGATATGTGAGAATCATATGCTCAAACGGTAACATTGATGGTCAGTTAAGTATTTTTGATGATATATAACAATGAAGAAAAAATAGGATATTCTTCCTCTACGGGAGTACGGATTTATAAGGTATTATTAAGTTACAGACTTAATGATACCTTATTTTTTTTGGAGTAATTTATTATGAACTTTGCGGCAGACACTTGGTGGCTCTTTGGACTTATAATTTCGGGAGCTATAGCTATTATCAGCTTTTTTCTCAAAAGGACAATTAACGAAGCGGATAGACACGACAAGGAAATCAAAGAAATTCAGCTGTCCTATGTAACAAAAGGCGAACTGAAAGATATTAAAACCGATGTCAACAAATCTATCAGCAAATTGCAAACTGACGTTGAGAAAATCAAGGAAACCTGTCTTACCAAAAAAGATTATTACAACTCTATAAACGAGGTTAAGGACGAAATAAAGACACAAAACAAGCTCATTTTGGAGCTTTTAAGAGGAGGTAAAAACAATGACTAATGATGCAGAGGTATATATGCAAAAAATCAAAGCAAGAAACTTCGTGCAGAACAACGGACAGATTTTGAGAACTATTAACATACTTCATGTGAATTATGAAAAACTGTCTGATGTCAAATTTGCAATCAGCAATGTATCAGAACATGACTTCCTGTCATCTGTTAATTACCTCTTTCTGTCGGAATACATCTTGCTCCGTCATATCAAAACAAAAGAGCCTGCCGACATCGCAGATGTGCCGTATGAAGAACTTGAGGCAAAACTCTCATCAAAGGGCATTAAGCTCCTCGAAGGTTCGGTTACTGATAACTCGGTTGAGGTGTGATTGTGAGCAGAAACAACCGCAGAGCTTGCGGAAAAATCGACAAACTGCCCTCTGACCTCAAAGACACCGTAGATCAGATGCTTGTAAGCGGACAGACATATCGTGAGATTGTATCCTATCTTGCAGAAAACGGCGAACAGCTGTCACAGGCGGCAGTCAGCCGTTACGCATCAAGGTTTTTGGCGAACGCTCAGCAGTTACGAATCGCACAGGAAAATTTCAGAATGATACTCACCGAAACCGAGCGTTATCCTGAAATTGACCCTGCAGAGGCTATTTTGAGAATGGCATCACAAAAGGTTTTTGATGCCATTTCAAAACTTGACGAAGGACAATTCGATGAAGTGTCTGCCGAAGACCTTTTAAGACAGGCTACTGCCCTCGCAAGAGCAGTAACATACAAGCGTAAGACCGACACGGACGTTAAGTCAGACAAGATGCTTGCCCTCGAAGAAAATCAGAGCCTGCTTTATGACACTATCAAGAAAAGTAATCCACGGCTCTACAACGAGCTTATGGACGAAATCAACAAGCTCAAAGCAAAGGAGCAAAGATGATGAACATCAAGTGGTATGTGCTTTATGTAAACACAGGACAAGAACACGCTGTTGCCGAACAGCTCCGCCACCGTGGCTTTGACGCCGTTGTGCCGATTGAAAACAAACTGATACGCTCAAAAGGCAAGTGGATAACCCAACCGCATATACTTTTTGACGGCTATGTATTTGTCCGTATGGACTATGAGTGGTCAAAGTATTATGTATTCAAAGGTATTCCACACATTATCAGATTACTCGGCGGCGGTACAAGTCCTATTCCTCTAACTGACAAAGAGTCTGAATTTATTCTAACTTTAAGCGAACTTTTGAAAACTCCCTCGGTGCTTAAATTCACTGATGACGGTTACGAAACAGTCAGTGGATTTTTGGCTGAGAATAAAGATAAAATTGTGAAAGTACAGAAACGATACAAGAAAGCAACGGTCAAAATTACCCTTGCAAGTGAGCCGACTGAGCTTACAGTATCGTTTACCGAACAAATGCCCGAACAGACGGCGGATTGATTCGTCTCCACCCGATGCAACGGCTGACATACGGCGAAGTCACCGATAACCTCAGGTTAGCGGATGGCGAAGCTATACCCAAGTTAAAAACAGCGGTTTGTTCGTTCATGGATAATTCCTCCGGTAATTAGTTCATATGGCTGACATTAAAATTAACACCACAAACCGCTGTTTTTTATATACATTAAAATGCTTTTAAACACCTTTTAACGGGTGTTTATTTTTATGCAAAAAAGAAAGAAGGTGCAAAATGAATAAGCTGTCAAAACTTGAACAATTGCTCAAGGATACAAACACAAAGCAGGAATTTAACATTGTTGAAGATTTAAAATCACTTGCTCTGTCCTATGGAGTTGTAAAATCAAGGGAATTTCGCAAAAAGTTAAATGCTTTAATTGCAAAATATGAAAATGATGAACTGACGGCAATTCGGCAGGCACTGATTAAAAAATGTCAGAACGGCGACACACAGGCTATTAAGCTGTATGCAGATTACTTTAAGCCTGAAACAGTAACAACCGTTGATGACGGATTGATTGAGGCACTTGAAGGTGCGGGCAAGGAGGCTTTTAAGGATGAAGTTTAAGCCTTTTTCAAGGAAACAGTTAAAAGTACTGAGCTGGTGGAAGGTTGACGGCATTAAAGATAAATACGATGCAGTTATTGCAGATGGTTCTGTCCGTTCGGGAAAAACTGTAAGCATGAGTATATCTTTTATCTTTTGGGCAATGGCGATGTTCTCGGACTGTAACTTTGCTATATGCGGCAAAACCGTAGGCTCTTGCAGGCGAAATGTTATTAAGCCTCTTATCAATATGCTTAAACATCGCTATGACATCAAGGATAAACGGTCGGAAAACTTGCTGATAATCAGCAAAGACGGCAGATCTAATACATTTTACATTTTTGGCGGTAAAGATGAAAGCTCACAGGACTTGATTCAGGGCGTTACGCTTGCCGGAGTACTTTTTGATGAGGTTGCGTTGATGCCGAGGTCATTTGTCGAACAGGCTCTTGCCCGTTGCTCTATCGAGGGTGCAAGGTTTTGGTTCAATTGCAACCCCGACAACCCTAACCATTGGTTTTATCGTGAGTGGGTTTTAAAGGCTCCTGAAAAGCACGCTTTGCGACTTAAATTTTTAATGGACGATAACCTATCATTATCCGACAAGGTAAAACAGCGGTATTACAGCCTTTATCAAGGCACATTTTACCGCCGCTTTATCCTTGGTGAGTGGGTTATTGCCGAGGGTCTTGTTTACCAAGATTACAACGACCATATCAAGGAAAAATTGTGGAACGGCAATCCCGATGAGCTTGTAGGCACATGGTACATATCAATGGACTATGGAACTATTAACCCTTGTTCAATGGGACTTTGGTGTGTGACCGACAACGAAGCTATTAGAGTTGACGAATATTACTACAACAGTCGCAAGGAAGGCTATCAACGCACCGATGAAGAGCATTACGCAGAGCTTGATAAGCTCGCAGGTGACCGCTATATAGAGCGTGTGATAATTGACCCGTCCGCCGCCAGCTTTAAAGCTACGATCAAAAGACACGGCAAGTTTTTTGTTAAGTCGGCGAAAAATGATGTTATAAACGGTATCCGAACTACAAGTCAAATGCTCTCAAACGGCAGAATAAAAATCGGTGTGAAGTGCAAGGCATCTCAGGAAGAGTTTGGTATGTACCGCTGGGACGAAAAAGCCGAAGTTGATAAGGTTGTTAAAGAAAATGACCACGCAATGGACGATATAAGATATTTTGCGTACACAATTTTACGCAGAATTTTTAAATATAACGATTAGGAGGTGAGCAATTGAAAAGGCGTGCTAAATATGTGTTTTTAAGTTGGTTAAGGAGTATCGTAAACAAACTTGACCCCGAAAACGCTACAAACAATTATCAATTTGATAATATGGAAGAGGCTATGGAAGTATGGCTTGAAATATATGCCGATGAGTCGTCTTGGAGCAAAGATTGCCACAACAAGACACTTAACCTCGGTGCAACGATAGCGTCCGAATTTGCACGGTTAATTATGATAGAGTTTGAGAGCGAAATAACAGGCTCAGAGCGAGCAGATTATTTACAAGAACAGTACGAAAGATTGCTTGAACAGCTCAGAGTAAGGCTTGAGGCAGGTTGTGCGGTCGGCGGCATAATGTTTAAACCGTATGTCCGTAACGGTGTAATTCTTCCCGATTGCATCACGCAGGACAAGTTTATCCCTCTTAATTACAGCAACGGCATAATTACCGCTGCCGTGTTTTTTAATCAAGAGGTCAAAGGCAAGAACTATTACACAAGAGTTGAAAAGCAGACTTACAGCTACGAAAACAAATCACACACAATCGAAAGTCACTTTTTTGTTTCATCCAGTCCCGACAACATCGGGGCGGAAATAAATCCTGAAAATCTTGACAGCGATATGTGGTCGAGAATTGACCCATACATAGTTATCAATGATGTTGACCGTCCTTTATTTGCTTTTTGGTCTGTACCTTTTGCTAATAACATCGAAAGTGGCAGTCCCTTAGGTGTGTCTGTTTACAGCCGAGCAATTAAGCTGCTTAATGAGGCTGACTTGCAGTGGGACAGATATTTGTGGGAATTTGAAGGCGGCGAGCTTGCAGTTGATGCAGGCGAAGAAGTCCTTCGACAGCGACCGGGCGAAGATACGCTCGGAACACCGTCAACCCGTGATAGATTGTTTCGCAAATTTAACATTGATGCAGACGATAACAAAGATAAGTCTTTTTATGAAGTTTTTAACCCGACTTTGCGTGATGATAACTACTCAAATGGACTAAACGAAATAAAAAGACAGATTGAGTTTAACTGCTCCCTTGCTTACGGCACATTGTCAAACCCACAAAATGTAGATAAGACAGCGGAAGAAATCAAAGCATCAAAACAGCGTAGCTATACAGCTGTGTCTGATATGCAGCACTCGCTTGAGGCTGTACTTGAGGACTACATATATGCGTGCAATGCTATGGCTGATGCCTGTAATCTTGCTCCAAGCGGAGAGTACGAAGTTAGCTTTAATTGGGGCGACGGCGTGCTTGAAGATAAGGACAAGGAGCAGGCAATACAGCTCAATGAGGTCAACAGCGGAATCCGCAAAAAGACCGATTATCTCAAGTGGCGTTACGGTGTTGATGATAAACAGGCGGCAGAAATGTTACCCGAAAGCGGTGTACAAAGTTTTTTTGATGAAGGCGGTGGCTCTTAATGCTCACCCCTGAACAGCTTGCTCATTGTGCCGATGATATCATCAACCTATATTCACAGCTTGAAGAGGAGATTGTCCGTGACATTGCTCGCAGAATTGCAAAAACAGGAACAATGACTGACACGGGCATATGGCAGGCACAGCATATGCAGGAGCTTGGCACTCTGCACTCTGAAGTGCTGTCAAGTGTCGCTAAGTATAGTGACAAAACAGAATCAGAACTAAAAAAACTTTTTGAAGATGCAGGTGTGACCGCTACGGAGTATGACAACGAGATTTACCGACAAAACGGCTTAAATCCAAAGTCACTCAAGGTGTCTGATGTGCAAATGCAATTACTTGAGGCAGGCTACAAAAAGACACAGGGCAATCTTAGCAATCTTACTCTGACCACAGCTGTGTCATCGCAAACGAGCTTTATCAACGCTTGCAGTCTTGCTGAGTTAAAAGCATCAAGCGGTGCGTTTACTCCGCAACAGGCAATTGCCGATGCAATTAAACAGGTAGCTCAAGACGGAGCGTATGTAATCTATCCCTCCGGTCATCGTGACCGACTTGATGTTGCTGTACGGCGTAATGTTATGACAGGCATAGGTCAGACCACAGGTCAGATATGCCTATCAAATGCCCAAGAGCTTGGCTGTGACCTTATGGAAATTACCGCTCACGCAGGAGCAAGACCGAGCCACGCCGCTTGGCAGGGACAGATTGTAAGCCTGAGTGGTCAAAGAGGTTACTTGTCCTTGTCCGATATTGGTTACGACACAGGTGACGGATTTAAAGGTTGGAACTGCCGACACGATTGGTATCCGTACTTTGAGGGTAGTAGTCGAATGTACTCAGTCAAAGACATCAAAGAACTTAATGCTAAAAACATTGAATATCCCGATGGCTCAATGCACACGCTATACGAGGCAGAACAACAGCAAAGAGCTTTTGAACGCAAAATCAGGGCAACCAAAAGAACACTTGCCGCTTGTGATGAGGCTTTGAATAACCTCTCTGATGAAGAGCTGTTACAAAAGTTAGAAAAAAATTTCAGCCATTATTCCGTTAAGCTGAAACGGCAGGAATCAGAACTGAATAGCTTTTGTAAAAGAACAGGATTACTCAAAGATAATTCACGCTCACAGGCTTACGGTTTTGGCAGAAGTACGGCTCAAAAAGCGGTGTGGAGAAATAAAAAGCAAAAGATTAGTGCGGCGGCAAATAGTGCTATTAGAAACACAGGCAGAGTTTTGGAATTTAATGGTAAAGCAAGTTTTTGTATTGATATTGAGGGATATAACAAAAATGTAACTAATGGATTATCATCTGCAAGTAAAAATGTCGCTAAATTAGGGTCAAAAGACGGTTTAGAACATTTAATATTAGTTGATTTATCAACTGGGGCATATGCTTATTCGGAGAAAGGAAACGATGTATCGGTTGGATTTGACGAATTTAGAAATTTTATCAAGGAACATCCAAATCAGAAATTTGCTTTTGTACATAATCATAATACTGATGGGTATTTTTCTGAAACCGACATGAGAACACTTTTGACAACAGATAATATAGAAATGTTTGTTGCGGTTCGTATTGACGGTATCATATATGTTGCTGAAAAAACACAAGCTGCTCCCAATTACGCTCTATTTGACAGACTATTTCCTGATGAAATTTCGGAGTTGAATTTGCAATATAAGAATGGTATAATAACGGCAGGTGAACGAACAAGAAAACGAGAAGAAATTATTGTTGATGGATTGCTTAAAAAGTTTACGAAGGGATTGATTGAAATTGAGTAATAATTGGGCTACAGGTACATTGAAAGAAGCTCCATATTGGAGAGAGAATATGTCACCAGAAGAGTATGAAATTGAAAGAGATTATTTTAATGATCATCTTGAAGATTTTTATAAAGGTACTTATGTACCGCTTTGGAAACAAAAGTTAGCTTAAATTTGACTATATTGGTTTTTACTGCCAAAAGGTAAAGTTATATAGTCGATTTGAATAAAACAGAATTAAACGAATTTAAACGGGTATTAAAGGGGTGTTTAGAACATCCCTTTTACTTTTACCCTTATTTTTATGATTAGAAGGTGTTTTAATGGCTAAATACAGAAAAAAGCCCATTGTGGTAGAAGCAGAACGCACGGATAAAACAGTTGTAATACACACACTTGAAGGTGATATGACAGCAAGTCCGGGTGACTATATTATCACCGGTGTTAATGGTGAAAAATATCCTTGCAAACCCGACATATTTGCAAAAACATATGAGCCGGTAGAATAAAACAGGTTATAAGCTCCCGATTTTCGGGGGCTTTTAATATTGCTCAAATTTTTGAGTACACACAATTGCTAATAATTTGAAAGGAGCAAAGAAATGGACTTAATGGAAATTTTAAAAGCCCTGTTTGGTGACGAGGCATTAACCTTTGAACAGTTTGCCGAAAAGGTAAACAATGCAGCAGATGTTAAGCTCGGCAACCTTGCAGGCGGTCAGTATGTCGAAAAGGACAAGTATGATGATGTGTCAAAAAAGCTCGAAACTGCAAACGCTAATCTTGAAGGTTATGACCCCGATTGGCAGAACAAGGTTAAGCAGGCACAGCTTGACGGCGACAAAAAGCTCAATGACTACAAGTTTGAGCAGGCGGTTGAATCTGCCATCAATAACGCAGGTGCGGCTGACCTCGTGTCGGTCAAGGCTAACATTGATATGTCAAAGGTATCTCAGACTGAGGACGGCAGTATCACGGGACTTGACGAACAGCTTGCAGAGCTGAAACAGTCAAAACCTTTCCTCTTTAAGTCAGAGGAAGAACCCAAAAAGAAACTTGACCTCGGCGGACCCACAGGCGGAGCAAAAGCAAAGTCCGGTTCAAATCTCAAGTCTGCCGTTGAAGACTATTACAAGAAATAAGGAGGACACAAAATGCCTATTACATTAGCAGAAGCAAGTGTCGGCAGAGCTGACAAAGTTACACAGGAGGTTATTGATACTCTCCGCCGTGGCTCACAGTTTATAGACGAACTCACATTTGATGATTGCGTTTCACCGGGTGTCGGTGGCTCAACCATGACATACGGTTATTTACAGTTGCAGACACCGTCAACAGCGGCAGGCAGAGCAATTAACAGCGAGTACACAGCGAATGAAGCCAAGAGAATCAAAAAGAGCGTTGACCTTAAAATCTTCGGCGGAGCAAGCGAAGTTGACCGTGTTGTGCAGGAGGCAACCACAAACGAGATTGCGTTCCAGCTTGAACAGATGACAATTGCCACGAAGAACCATTTTCAGAACTGCTGTATCAACGGTTCAAAAACTGACAAGGCGGTTGATTTTGACGGTCTTACAACTCTCCTCAAGGGCACAAGCACTGAGTACAATGCAGGATCTGATAAGACGGTAGTTGACCTTTCGACAACTGCAAATCTTACAAGCAATTATCAGACAATGATTGACATGCTTAATGAGTTTATCGGCGGCATTGACGGCAAGCCTACATTTCTTCTCGGCAACAGCAAGCTGATTGCCAAACTCAAGAGCGTAGCTCAGCGTGCAGGCTATCTCACAAGAGCCGAGGATGCTTTCGGCAAAACTACTCAGGGTTATGACAATATCATTTTTTACGATATGGGTAACTATTACAACGGTTCTGCCACAGTACCGTGTGTGCCGATTTATGAAACAGGTGCATCAAGCTCAAAGGTGACAGGTCTTACCGACCTTTATGCCGTACAGCTTGGTCTTGACGCTTTTCACGGTGTTTCCCTCAGCGGTTCGTCAATCATCAAAACATATATGCCTGACCTTACTGCCCCCGGTGCGGTTAAAAAGGCTGAGGTTGAAATGGTTGCCGCTGTTGCTCTCAAAAACACAACAAAGTGCGGTGTTTTCCGTAACATTAAGGTATCTTAAAAATGTATGCGGATTATGCTTATTACAAGGATTCTTTCGGCGGTACTTTAGCCGCCGAAGAATTTAACCGCTATGCACGCAAGGCGGAACGTTTTTTAAACTATGTTATTATGGGAGAAATTTCCGAAGTGACGGAACAGGTAAAGAATGCAGTCTGTGCTGCTGCTGAGGCGGTTGCCGAAATCCGTGAAGGTGTGGCAAATATCCCTCAAGGCATCAAATCCGAATCAACGGACGGTTACAGCGTTACATACAACAATGATTACAATGCCGATGAGCTTGCAGAGCGTGAAAAAAGAGCAATGTACAAGGCTATCAAGCAGGAATTAAGCGGCACAGGGTTGCTTTATCAGGGGGTGAGATAATGCTCACAAACAATACACGCATTACTGTGTTCACATCAAAAAAGCAAGGTCGTGAAACCTTTTGGTTTGCAACTGTTTTGGACGGAGTTAATTACCACGGTAGGGATCAAATTATTGTTGCTGACAAAAATGTGTCTGCATCTGATGAGTATGTAATCCGTATCCCCGACAGCGTTTTGCAGACTACTCACTATGTTGACCCGTCAACATACAAGTCTTTACCGCTTGATGAAAGTGACAATTGCTACTCCCTAAAAAAGGGAGATTATGTTGTTAAAGGCTTGGTTGACCTTGATGTAATTACCGTTAAGGATATCCTTGACGCAGGCGGTCAGCAGATTACGCAGGTCACCGAAAATCTGTCGGCAAGTGCTTTTTCAAAGCATATTAAATTGGTGGTTAAATGATTATTAAACTGCTTTTTAATACCACAGAAACAATGCTTAAAGACCGTGGTCTTGAGCCGAGTGGCAAGGTTCAAAAAATTGTGGACAGCGAAGTCCTTCGCCGTTCTACTCCATATGTACCTTTTAAAACCGGCAATCTTATCAAGAGCGGCATCCGTGGCACAAAGATAGGTAGTGGCGAAGTTATGTATAATGCCGTTTATGCACATACCAATTACTACCTAAATGTAGGCAAAGGCAAACAAGGTACTGCAAGCGGTGGTCTAAGGGGCAAGTTTTGGTTTGAGCGAATGAAAGCAGATCACCTTGACGATATTATAAAAACCGCCAAGGAAAAAAGCGGAGGAAAATAGAAAATAATGGAAACATCAATCATTAAATCATTGTTTAGGTGGTTTGCTGATTGCGATGTATTAGAGGTTGATAATGACCTTAATGTTGACTATCTCGGCGAAGATCCCGAACAGTACAGCATTGAGGTTGTGCCGTGCAAAACTGTTTTAAAGCAGTATGTTGACGGCTCGGCTAAATGCCAGTATCTCTTTGTCTTTGCGAGCCGTGAAAATTACAGTCCGGACGAATCAATCAATATGGCAAATCTTGAATTTTACGAAAGGCTGCAGGAATGGATTGCCGAGCAGAACTTGAACGGCAGACTGCCAAAACTGCCCGAAGGTTTAACACCGTTATCCGTAAAAGTGTTATCATCGGGTTATGCGATTGACAACGATACGAAATCAGCACGCTATCAAATACAGTGCCAGCTTAAATATATGAAAACAATTGGAGGTAAAAAATAATGGGCGAAATAATCAGACAGAGGCGTATGCAGGCTAACTACCTTGACTGTGGCGGTACAAATAAATCGCCGAACTTTTCTCTGCTCGGTGTAGGTGCCAAGACACTTGATGAATCACCTGCCGCACAGACAAAGAGTCGCAAATATGTTTGTGATAAGTCTGCTACAAAATCAATCAGCGGTTATGATTGGACAACGGCATTTGAGGTTGACCAGATCCGTGAACAGGACGCAATCAATTACATCATCAATATCGGTGAAAAGCAGCTTGTAGGAGCTGATGCCGAAACAGACTATGTAATCGTTGACCTTGACCAGCCTGTGAGTGGCGAGAGTAACAAAACCACCTATCACGCACGCAAAATCCGTGTTGCGGTCGAGGTTGCAAGTTTTACAAATGATGACGGCGAAATGGGATGCAGCGGTAACTTTTTGGCTAAGGGAGATCCTGTTGAAGGTACTTTTGACACAGCGACAAAAACATTTACAGCAACTACGGAGGTAGCATAAATATGGTTATTAACGGAGTAAATTTACCCGATATTGATGTTGCCGATGCACTTGCTATGGAGCGTTACGAGCACGCTCACGATAATGTCGCAAAAGCAATGGACGATTTACATCCCGAAGGCAAACGCCAGTCAGAGCTTATCCGTGCTCAGTGTACTGCTGTTTTCAACTTTTTTGATGAAGTTTTCGGTGACAGCACAGCTAAAAAGGTATTTGGCGAATCAGTAAATCTGACAACTTGCTTTAATGCCTATGAGGATGTTATCAAGGCGGTTAATGCCCTCGGAGCAAAACTCGGCAATATGTATAAGGGTAAAGCAAATGCGATTAACAATCACATAGGCAAAAAGCATAAGCAGTACAATCATTACAAAAAGACACTTAAACCAGCGACAAAATAATGAATCTGCTTTGTGACAAAACACCCGATACAATAACCGTGTCGGGCGTAGATTATAAAATCAACACCGACTTTAGAGTGTGGATTAAATTTGAACTTATCCTTACCGAACAAATTGACGATACACTCTCAGCTGAAATACTTGCAGAAATACAGCGACTTATATTCAAAGAGCCTTGCCCGATGAACGAAGAAACAGTCGAGGCTATTTTAAACTTTTATCGTTGCGGTAAACCACCTAAAAAGCATTCGGGCGGTGGCGATGATGAAGCTGTGTTTGATTATGCTTTTGATGACGGCTACATCTATGCGGCATTTAAAGAGCAGTACGGCATCGACCTCAACGATGCAAATTTGCATTGGTGGAAGTTTCGTGCATTGTTTATGTCATTGCGTGCCGATTGTATGTTTACAAAAATTTTAGGTTATCGCACTATGCCTATTACATCTAAAATGTCAACGGCAGACCGTAACTTTTATCAACGCATGAAAAAGCTCTATGCCCTGCCGTTACCGCAGTCGGTGCAGGAAAAGTATAATGCGATTGAAGAGGCTTTGTTATCAGGAAAATCAGTTGACGAACTCATATAGATTTTGTATAATGTGTATATAAAATTTATTGAGGTGGTACAGCTATGAAAAAGATTTTATCCTTTATAACTATTGCATTATTAGCATTGACTTGCACAGCCTGTGGAGCTAAAAACGACCCGTCAGGAATCAGCAAAGATGAGTTTGACCAAATAAATATGGGAATGACCATATTTAAAGTTGAAGAAATTGTTGGCGGAAAAGGTACTAAGATATCAGAATCAAAAGACGAAACTGATGATTATTATATAAATACATATGTATATAAATTTGAAGGCGAAACCAGCGGTTACGCTGAGTTTGAATTCACTTCTAAAGTACCGAAAAATGAATTAGATTTAAGTGTTAAAACAAAATTAACAAGTAAAAATCAATATGATTTATCGTAGGTGATAAATTGAAAAACAAACAAAAAATTAAATGCCCTTTTTGCGGTTACGAAATGCCCTTATATTACTTTGACAAATCGTCAAGGTGTAAGGGCATTTTTACATACTGTAAAGGGCGTAACTGTAAAAAGCTATTTGAAATCGTATTAAACGATAAAAAATAATCAGGTCAAGTAGAGCCATTGGATGCCGATGACCTCACAGTAAAGGATGTGAGATATTGGCATACGATGGCTCTATTAAAATTGACACCAAAATTGATACCGGTGGTTTTAAAACGGGTATTGATAAATTAAAAGGACTTGCCAAAACAGGTGTGTCTGCAATAACAACAACGCTTGCCGGTATAGCTACAACTCTTGGAGCAGGAGCAACAGCAGCGGCAACTGTCGGTTCATCTTTCGAGGCGGCTATGTCCAAGGTTTCGGCTATCAGCGGTGCAAGCGGAAAAGACCTGCAAAGCCTTACAGACAAAGCCAAAGAAATGGGAGCTAAAACTAAGTTTTCTGCATCTGAATCCGCCGAGGCTCTACAATATATGGCTATGGCAGGCTGGGACACAACATCAATGCTCAATGGTATTGACGGTATTATGTCACTTGCCGCTGCAGACGGTCTTGACCTTGCGACGACCTCAGATATTGTTACAGATGCAATTACTGCATTTGGCTTAAAGGCATCTGACAGCACCCATTTTGCCGATGTGCTTGCTAAAGCATCAAGCTCTGCAAATACTAATGTGTCAATGCTTGGCGAAAGTTTTAAATATGTAGCCCCTCTTGCGGGTGCGATGCACTATAGTGTTGAGGATGTGTCCGTTGCACTCGGTCTTATGGCTAATGCGAGTGTTAAGGGCAGTATGGCAGGTACAAGCTTAAAAACTGCTCTGTCAAACCTTGCGTCACCTACCGATGCAATGGCAGAGGTCATGAAAAAATATAAAATAAGTATGACCGATGCAAATGGTGAAACTTTGCCGTTAATTGATGTAATAAAAGAATTGCGCGAAAAGTTCGGCGGACTGTCAGAAACCGAACAGACAGCCGCCGCAAGTACCCTCTTCGGTAAAGAGGCTATGTCGGGTATGCTTGCCATTGTTAATGCAAGTGATAAGGATTTTAATACTCTTGTAAAAAACATTGATAATGCAGACGGCTCGGCTCAAAAAATGGCTGACACAATGCAAAATAATCTGCAGGGACAGATTACGATACTAAAATCAGGGCTTGAGGGATTAGGCATCGAAATCTACGAGAGTATGTCCGAGCCGCTTACTGATGCCGCAAAAGAGGCTCAGAACTATGTAAGCAGACTTACCGAGGCATTTACCGAAGGCGGATTATCGGAGATGATTGAAGAGGCAGGCTCTATTTTTGGCGAACTTGCAACAAAAGCAGTTGAAGCCGCTCCGAAAATGATTGATGCCGCAATGTCCTTTTTACAGGCATTCGTTAACGGGATTGCAAATAACTCATCAAAACTTGTTAAAGCTGCTATAAACATCGTAAAAACATTGGTTAAAGGCATAAGTGACCGTGCTCCCGATCTACTGTCTGCGGCAAAAAGTATCGTAGATGCTTTAACTAAAAACTTAGTTAAGTTATTGCCAAAAGAACTGCAACCCCCCGTTAAAGAGGCAATTAACACTATCAAAAAATCCTTTGAAAATGGCGGTCTTAAAAAAGCTATCAATACAGTTAAAACCATATTGATTAACCTCGGCAAAACTATTACTAACATTGCAAAAGTGGTTATACCACCGCTTGCAAAAGCTATTGACTTGATTGCCGACAACCTCAATATACTCTTGCCTATTGTTACTACAGCAATCACGGCGTGGAAAGCTTGGAAAATCATCTCGTCTATCACAGCTCTCGTTAAATCACATGCCGCATCTGTAACAGCGGAGAGCCTTGCCGAAGCTGCATCACTTGGCACTATAACGCTTAAACAAATTGCAGTCGGTGCATTAACAGGTGAAATCACGCTCGCAACAGCTGCACAATATGCGTGGAATATGGCAATGTCACTTAATCCTGCCGTGCTTATCTTGACAGGTATTACAGCTTTGACAGCAGGCATTATTGCGTTTTCTGCCGCTAACGGTGATGCAACTCAATCAACGGACGATCTTGCAAGTGCGGAGGCTAATTTACAGTCGGCAAACGACAATCTTGGTTCGTCATATGAGGATATAGGTTCAAAGTTTGGCGATTTTATGAGTAAGATTGAAGGTTCAGGCAGTATCTTTGATAACTTCAATGAAAGCATCATTATTTCCGATGATGAAAAACAAAAGTTGTCCGAAAATATGGACAATGTTCAATCCGAAATTACAGAGATTTGTAAAACTGCCTCGGAAAATCGAAAAGAATTAACCGGCGGTGAAATTCAAAGACTTGAAGACCTTTTCGCCAAAATGCACGAACTTGCGGATCAAGAACTTGCTATTGAAGAAGCAAAGCAAGGGGTTGTTACAACTCAGGCTAAAGCTCTAAATGAAGCATCTGATTTATCGCTTGAAGAATATACTCAAAGAGCACAAAAACTTACCAACTCTGCCGAAGAAACTCGTACAACAGTAATTGATAAAGCATACGAGCAATATACCGAAGAGGTAGCCTTGCTTGATTTGAGGTTAAAAACGGATAGTGATTATTCGCAGAAAGAACATGATGCTGATGTTAAAGCCGCAGAAGCAAGCTATCAGCAAGCTGTTAGTGCAGCTAATAAAGAGGCTGGGGATACTCTTAAAATTATTAAAGACGGTTATTATAATCGTGCAGAAGCGTTGAAGAGTACAACTGAAGATTTAAAAGGATTAAATCAAGATGAAAGTGATGCCGAGCAAACGCATAAACAAAAACTTATTGATATAGCAAGTAATTATAATACTGAACTTTATAAAATAAGCAACAAAAATTTAACTGATACTCAAAAATCTCTTATGGCAGGCACTGCACTTAGAATCAAAGAAAAAGCCGAAGAAGAAGAAAATGCAAGGTACAGCAAAGAACTCGGTGAAATAAGAAACAAACAAGGTAAGGCTTTATCTGATGAAAAATACCAAGATCAGTTGGTTGCATTTCTATCTTTAATGGGTTTGTATGAACAATATACCGGAGAAACAGATACAAAAGCTAAAGGAATAAATTCTGCGTTTTTAGGAGCGTTTGATAACCTTGATGAAGACACTAAACAAAGCTTTATAGATGCTATGGAGGGAGCGGAAACTGGTTTATCAGAAAAACAGGATTCGCTTTATTCTAAGGCCTCAGAAATTTCAGGCAGTGTTATCAATATTTTCAAGAAAATGTTTGATGAACACTCCCCCTCAAAAGTGTTTAAAAAGATTTTCGGCTACACACTTGAAGGCGGCGAAAACGGACTTGATGCCGAAGCTCCCAAACTTTATAAGCAGGCGGACACGGTGGCATCCACATTTACCGAGCGTATGCAGGCAGGTGTTTCAGCTGACGGTTTAGTCAGCAAGATGAGGTCGGCTGTGTCTGCAGGACAGGCTATGCTTAGATCCAAATTTACCGCTGATGTCAACCACAATGTCGAGCTGATGAGCGAGGATAACGAGCGTAAGTATAAACTTAGCGGTGACATACACACCTCAATTAATATTGACGGTCGAGAAACAGCTGTGGCACTCACGCCGTATGTTTCTGAAGAACTTGCATGGGAGGACAGATAAAATGCTTAACGAAATGACAATAAACGGCGTTGATATTTCTGCATACAATGCTCGCTTACAAAGTTATTCGGTTAGTGGTACAACCGTTACAAATAACCTTTCTGCCTCTCGCAGTTTTTTGACTGCACCAACCTTGTTTTCGGCTGTCCCCGGCACAAGGACTTTGTCTTTGACCTTGACTTTTTACCCTCACTATTTTGGTGACAATGCAAAAGGCTTGACGGTATCAGACCGCCTTGCAATAGCAACCGAAAATATAACCGCATTTGAGGGCTTGCTTGTTGGCAAAGTAGTTGAAATTTCTCTCCCTGACGGATTTATTTATACGGCAATTGTCAACAGCATTGCCGCCGCAACTTTTGATAGCAGCGGTGAGCATGATGTTACATATACATTTAATGCTGTTCGTCACGCAAAGCCTATCAGTGAGATTATAAAAGCAAACAGCTATATGATTTGCAAGTCAAACACGGCTACACTACCCATAATTACAGCTGTGTATGCTAATACAAAATCTGAGGTAATTTTGCAGGGAGTTACTATCAAAAATATAACAGTCGGCACAAAAATTGTTATTGACAGCGTGTCAGGATTAATTACTGCAGACGGCAAAAATAAGTTTGGCGACAGTGATTTGATTGATTTCCCTGTTCTGCAACCGGGCAAAAATCAGATAACATCGTCTGCATCTGATGTCAGCATAACGGTGTCTTACACGCCAATTTACATTTAGTTTAGGAGGTGTTTAAGATGTTTTTAAAGGTATTTTACGGTGATGATATTAAGGTGTATCGTGACATTGATAATACCTTTTTTCGTACTCGTTCAGAGGACGGTTTGATGACTTTGCAGTTTGATATCTCACCTGACCACGAATTATATAGGTATTTTGTTTTGTATGGTACGGTCGAATATGACGGACAGCGTTATCTTATCAACGGCATTAACGAGCGTAAAACAGTAAGCACGATAACCTGTGAGCTTGACCTCACGGGACTTAATTATAATGTTTACCCCACTTATAACAAAAGCACCGTAAGCTTTGCAAGCGTATGTTCGGAGATTTTAAAAGGCACAGGTTGGACTATAGTTGATGCCGACCTTGTGTCAGCTCGCCGAACGCTTGAGCTGACTGATGTTACCACGCTTGAAATACTTGACTACTGCCAAAACTCAACGGCATACAATACTCGCTATCGTTTTGATACGATTAACAAGGTCATCTATTGTATAAAGCCATACAATAATACCGAGCCGACAGGCACTTACTTTACCGATGAGCTTAATTTGAGCGATATGACTTACAAAGGCAGTACCACAAGTTTGGTTACAAGACTTTATCCTTATGGTAAGGACGGCTTGAGTATTGCAAGTTTAAATAATGGCAAAGCCTACCTTGAAAATTACAGTTACACTGATAAAGTGGTTTCTGCTATATGGCGTGATGAGCGTTACACAAACAAGCAAACTTTGCTTGACGATGCCAACGCAAAACTTGCCGTGCTTGCTGTACCTGAGCAATCATATACAGCTAAGGTGATTGACCTTGCAAAAACGTTGCCTGACACATACGGTGATGTGCTTGCCTTTGATTTATATGATGTGGTTACTCTGATTGACCGTAAACGCAAGACAAGGATTAACTACCGCATTGTAGAGATTAAAGAATACCCCGCCGATGCAACACTTAACACGGTTACTTTATCAACCGTGCCAGCCAAGATAACAGGGAAGTTGCAGACCTTGCAAAACAAGGTTACCGCTCTTGACACACAAACTTTGCACGACCATAACAAGGTAAATGAGATTAAACAGGACTTAGACACAACCGTTCTTCATGTGTCCGATTCGTGGGCAAGTTCGCTCAACAGCTCGGTGATTACACAAACCGCCGAGGGATTATTTTTTGAAGTCAACAAGGTTGTCGGTTCGGACAGGTGGGGTACTCTTCTCCAACAATCTGCCGATGACATCAAAATTGCTTGGAACAAAATTTCAAATTACATAAAATTTGAAAATTCACAGCTAAATGTGTACAATTCCCAGAACACAAAGCTGATGAGCTTGTCATCAACAGGACATGATATTTTTGATAATAACGGCAAAAAGCTAATGTCGTTAAATTCGGTAGGTCAAAATTTTTACTACAAAGGCACTAAGGTAGGTTACATAGGTACCGGTTGTTATGATTCGGATGCTTCAAAGCGTGACCTTTCGTTTAACCTTGAAAACGGTTCGGCATTTATGGATTGGTGTTATCGTATGAAATCAACTGATTCTTCATACACTCTTATTTTTACATATGCCGCTCAAAAAATCGGTTCGCTTGAAGCCAATCAGTTACACACAGGTTGTGACCTTAACTTGCGGAATCATTATTTACACAACGCTATTTTGAATGATTGGGGCTTTAAAGGCGGCTCTATTACAGACACTTTTTCGGGTTATTATGTAACATCATTTAACAGCAATGGTACAGCAGCAACTTGGAAAGAGTTTAAAATGACCTTCAAAAATGGCATTCTTCAATCGTTAACTGCTTAGGAGGTAATTAAAATGGATTACATAATCAATACGAAGGAAATTGCCGAAACGGATAAATCAAGACCGGCAGAACGGTCTGAAGAAATTCACTCAAAGGAGGATAAAAATGCAGACGAAACTTAGTCCATTAGCATTACAATCAGCTCGTTCAGAACTTATTGCCGCTGTTAATGCAATTGTAAGTAAATACGGCTTCCCGGCAAGTCTTATTGACGGCATAATGTCATCAGTGCTTGTGGATATCAAATCACAGGTAATCGCAGAACTCACAGGCGAAGCTACAACAACGGAAAAGGAGCACGCCGATGAATGAATATGTTGCTAAAATTACGCTTGATTTAAACTGTCAGGCTACTCCCATAGTAATCTCAGCAGGGCAATATGACATTGGCAGACGGATTAAAATTAACCTTACCGCTGATGGCGAAGCTTATGATGCAACAGGTGCGACAGCTGTGTGCAAAGGTAAAAGCGGCAGTAACTATTTTGCTGTAAATGCTACAGTAGCAAAAAATATTGTTACTGTAACTACAGATAAGGCTATGCTTTCATCCGCCGGCAGAACGGTTGCTAAAATTGTGCTTACAGACGGTACTCGTACCTACTCTACACAGCCGTTTGTAATAAACACTCACGGCGATTATGACGGTGATATTACTACCTCTGACTATTATCCCGAATTATTAGACATATTGTCCCGTGTCATTGCTCTGACCGAGAGTGGAGCTGTGCTTACCGATACTGCACTGGATGCTAAGAGCGTTAATCCTGTACAGAACAAAGTTCTTACAGCTATTATAAATAACAAGGCAAATAAGGCAACAACGCTTGCAGGCTACGGAATTACGGACGCATATACACGAGAAAAAACAAATGAGAAACTTGCCCAAAAGCTCAATTCAATGCCGTTTGACAGTGAACCCAAAAATAATAGCCCGTGCTATCTCACAAGTGGAGCAGTTTACAACGCTCTGCTTGTGAAAGCAGATAAAACCGCCTTGGCGACTAAATACGATTCGTCAAATATTGAAAGTGGTACATCAACACTCACACCGTATTCAACCGTCACCGATAAAATCAAAAGTGCAAGCTGTACATATAAGACGATTGGTGACATCGTAATCGTCAGTGCAACGGTCAAAATGAATGCGGCTACAATTGGAGCAAACAGCACATATCCGCTGATTGATTTGCCGTACAAATGCATTGCCGAGGACAATGTTTTTTGTGTCGGCATTTCAAACCTTGGCAAGGTCTTTAAATTTGCTGTGTTAAAAAATAACACTTGGTTGCAGTTTCAGACACAGGATAAGACGGCTTACACATTTGCAGACGGCGAGCAAATTAATGTGATTTGCTTGTACAAAATTAAATAACGGAGGTAAAAATAATGGAACTTAAAGAAAAAATCACACTCGATATGCTCACAAAGGACAGCGTTTCGGTACTCAGACAGCAGTTTTTGACCTTTAACGGTGAAGAAATGCAGGTAGGCGGTAACATCCGCAATGCATACATGAACAGCAAATCGGGCAGAGAACAGCTTAAAACGGTGCTGTCAGACGAATATTACAATGCCGTTATGGCAGTTTGGGGTGATAATCCAACCGTTGACGAGCCGATAGAAAGCGAGGTGTAAACAATGAAAGAAAACATTTTACAGGCATTATTTGCCACGGTATGCGGTGCTATTGTCGCATATCTTAACATCTTGCTTGTGCCGTTTGCGGTGATGATTGCGGTAATGATTATCGACTATATCACAGGAATGGCGCAGGCATACATCAGTCACACGCTTAACAGCCGTGTCGGTGTAACAGGCATTATCAAAAAGGTAGGCTATATCGTAGCTGTAGCGGTCGGAATTGTTGCAGATTATCTCATCAGCTCGGCACTTGTCAACTGCGGAATCGACCTGCGGATTAACTACTGTATCGGCATGATTGTGACGATTTGGTTTATCATCAACGAATTAATTTCAATCCTTGAAAACCTTTCGGAAATCGGAATCCCATTGCCGAAGTTTTTAGTATCAATCGTTAAAAGATTAAAGACAACAGTCGAAGTAAAAACAGATGAAAGCGAGGAATAGTTATGACAAATGCAAATTTTATTAAGTTTGCAACATCTGAGGTAAACAAGTATGTGTTAAATCACATAGATAAGTCAGATGATACACCTGATTTTGACACTTTTGTAGTGTGGTCGTGTAAGACTTTGCAAAACCACAAATGCCTTATCAGCACAACATTACACGACGGTATGTACTACGAATGTACATACAACGGCGATAAAAACGAAATGTATCTTGACGCATACAAAAAGTTTGAAAACAAAAAAATTATTTGCGAAAGCGAGGAATAATTATGAGTAATTCAAAACTTGTTAATTACACAAAATTAAGCCCAAACCACAGCGGTAAACGCACACACAGTATTGACCGCATTACTCCGCATTGCGTTGTAGGTC